ATGAAAAAAATTATGTTAGGCTTTGGTATTTTGATTTTTTCTACTGCATTGCTTAGTGCATGTGGTGATAAAAATGATGCAGCTTCTTCAAAAAGTTCAGAAAGCTCAGCTACTGTTGTAAGTTCATCAAAGACTGTAGAGAGTTCTACTACTAGTGAAAATAAAGCTAATCTAGAGCAAGCAGCTAAACAGCTTGAAGAAAAGTTTAATACAGATAGCGAAAAACTTGTAAAAGTAGAAGTACAAAATGATGTGAAAGACGATACCTCTGATTCTGCCCACGCCGTTATAGAAGTAAGAGTGATTAATGATGAGAGTCGCAAGTCTCTAGAAGAAGCACAAAATGCGCTTAATTCAAACACAGCTACAGATGCACAGCGTACACAAATCTATGGCATCCAACTTAATATTGAAGAAGTTGCAAAAACTCTAGAAAATGAAAATGATATCATCACTTTTATCGTGCCGGCGACAAATGGCAACAATTTAGCAATCGCTCAAGCAAACAAAACAGAAAATATTATTCCGCTTGTAATGTAATATATGTACTGCCCCTCTGAAAAAAGAGGGGCTTTTTCTTTATAGTGTCAAATAAATATCAGAAATACGAACATCGTTTACTGCGCCTTCACCATTAGCCTGATTGCATCGGCGTAAGATGACATCGATCTTCTTCCCTTTCATCCAGTCTGTATTGAACGTAACATCGAAACCTAATTCTTCGCCACCTAGATATCCATACGCTTTTTTGACGTCTGGACGAGCGATCCCTTTTGATTGAATACGAGTCAGCTCATTATTTGTGCCGTGTTCCATCACTAAGACAAACGCGTATTTCCCGATTGGGCCTTGTGGTGTATCTGGTACTAACCAAGCGGCAACTCGAGCAGAATCTTTTGTAAACACGTTGAATTTATCCAGTTTGCCCCAAGCATTCCCTTGATGTGTTGGTTTACTTGCTGCTACAGCTTCATCATGTGATTGCGGTTTGGACGAGCTATTATTGTTTGATGAACTTCCTCCTAAAGACTCACCAGTGATTGCTTCGACTAATTCTTTCGCTACCGCATCGATATTATCGACTAATTTCTTTACGTCATTCGCATTAGTGATGAATCCTAATTCAACTAAACGATATGAAATGCCTCGGTTAGAAAAGACATTACAATTTAATAAATCTGAACGGCCAAAAGTGCCGGTCGGCTTTGATGATCCCCACAAGCCAACATATTTTTCTAATACTTTCCCGATGGCCAAATCATTTTTATCTGGTGAATACTTAGCATTGATGATGACGTGCCCGCCTGTCGCTGCTGCACTTGCTGCATCTAAATGAAATTCTGTTACAGAAGCATAGCCACTCGCTGAATAAGCTCCACCGCCTGCCTGCGACTGCTGATACATGTCTAAAGATTCATTATAGAAATCAACTTGATTGTTTTTTAATTTTGATGCCCAAGCCTTTAATTTTGGTCCTAAAATATTTCGGGTAAAAGTAGCTTCTTGATATCCATTACCTACTGCTCCAGGATCTCCTTGGCCATGTCCAAAAACAACTAAATGTTTACTCATTACTTTTCTCCTCCATTTTTCTTATAATTTTTATTTGATACTTGCATAATTGTCCCTAGAAATGTCGTCACAGCCGTGATCGTTGTGACCGCTACGTCAGTATGCTCGTATCCGTATACTTTGCCTAGTCCGCCCACTAATACAGCAAGTGCAGGCAAAACAATCGACACCACCCATTTGATGATGTCGTACGTTGAATTATTCAGTTTCATTTATCTTCCTCCTACTGTAATTTTTCGTGGATCTTCTCCACGGTACTTTTGATATCTTCCACATCGCCCAGAGCATCCGTCAGTTTGTCGATCGTCCCTTGATACCTTTTTTCTCGTGCGTTATTCTGCTGCATCACCCAAATAAACAATCCCACAAACAAAACAGCAAAGCTGATCTGTTCAGGGTTTGAGAGTAACGACCCTAGTAATTTTTCCATGATTCACCATCTTTTCTCCAAAATATAAATTTCACTCAAATAATTTCCCTTAAAAAGTTTTACCAGCTGGCCAACTAATAACATCAAAAAAAGCCTCGCTTGAAGAACCATTACATCTCATCAGCAACAGTTGATTACCTTGTATTCGAAGGGTTGCAACGCCAGTTACATCACCACGCACTGAGAAAGTTAGGTTTCCTAAAGGCGAATTTTCTAAATTGGGAATGTATTTGTCGGGAAGAGTAGCTATCACTCTTTCCGACCAAGCAGTCGCTCCTGTAAAGGACGATGCCATTGAAAAGTAAACAGTTTCTTCTGTCCTTATTAAAGCCATTCGTGCATTAGGAACATTGGAATGCGTTATGTCAAGCACTGTCCACTCCTCGTCAGTACTCACTTTATTTATTTCATTTTGAATATTTTTAAAGTTCTCATTCAAATCATCCTGCGCATTCAGTTGACCACGTTCAAAATTCGTTTTTAATTCAACCATTATTTACTCTCCTTTATTTTGATTTGTAAGCTCTTGTTTCCTTCGTTCAACAGAAAAACATTCTCGCTGATCTCCGTGATTTTCGGTGCGGACATTTTCCAGTTATTTGGGACTTTGACTGTCACCGCATTTTTAGTGGGATAACCAATTTTTGTTGGGATCGTTTCCGGCACATCGCCTAGCCAGTTCTCTTCTCCTAAAGCTGTGATACCAAACCCGTTTGTCAACGCCAGTACTTCAATTTCTGGATACACAAAAGGCAGATCATTTTTAGAAAAAACTAACTGATCTGCCGTTAAGTTCATGATTTGATTTTGAAGGTTCAGTGCTACATCTCCATCCATTGATTCCTGGATTGTTTCAAGAAAGGCTTGCCAGTCGGCTTGCGCTTGGTTGATATATTCCTGCCCCTTAGCTATGATTGCCTTCATGTCCGCTTCAAATTTAATCTTCTCATCTGCCGTATACTGATTCATTTTATCGATGATATTATCTAACAAGGCTTTGTATTGTTCTTCTAGTCCTGATACAGATACTTTTTGAAATGGGCTAGAATAACCACAAACTTTTTCGTCCGCACGCTTATCCGTGATTAAATCAGCAGTGATCGAGGATGCATTGCGTGGAACACGAATCGTCGCTAGCTGCAACTCGTACACATCGCTTGTTCGTTGGACTGTGGTATCTCCTGTTTTAACAACTAGCTTGATTTCTCTTGTACTTTTATCCATTCGAACGACGACGCTATCTGTTCGTTCTTGCGTTGAACTGGCAATCGACACATTCAATGCTAAACCTATGCTATTGAAGTAACTACGCCCTTCTATATTGGCAGCACCCGCAGAAACCATAATCCGCATGCCACCAGTGGAATTTTCTGTTACTTTTAAACCGTCAGCGGTTGTCATCGAAACGCCTGTAGTAAATAAATTGGCAAAGAATTGGGCAAAATCGCTGTCGTCATAAAGACGATCTTCGTCAATAGATAACCATGGAAAACTCCATTCCAAAAGCTCTCAGCTCCTTCCTATAATGTCAAAAATAGTAGGGGTTTCTTTACCGAAAACTGGTTCGACAAAAAGCCCCTTACTGTCATATGTTTTTTTGATTGTCGTGATCGTGGATTTTTTCTTCAAATTATATAGTTCAGATTTAACACTAACTGTATCGCCTAAATTGTAATCTTTTCCAAGTTTAAATAATTTAGAACTGGTTGGAATTTCACCAGTAAGCGTGAGAATTCTTTTTCGTTCAGCTAATTTACTTGTCCCACGATTTGTTAGCGCTGATCTATACTGGCTGTCTGTCAATGTTACCTCATCGCTACTTTGCTGCAGATCTCGAGCATCAACGTACAGCTCTTTGCGCTGCAACCCAGTCTTTTCGCCGTTTACAACTACATTTTTTCTTGCTGATCCCTCGCCCTCGCCATAAACAAGAGCAGTCGTGGATTCATCGAAGTTGTTGTTCTGATAGCCTGCCTTGGTTAAATTTTCATAGCTATCGGAGAACTCCACAATATCGGAAACATCTTCTCCACGAAAAATGGTTAATTTATTTCCTGGTCTCCCTAATTGTTCTGCCACTTCCTTGATTCCAAAATCATAAGCTGTACACAAGCTTTCTATTTCCTCAGCGACATTTCCATAGCTGTTCTGATACTGTATCGAAGCAGTCCCAAAATTAGGTGTGCCATCAAGTTTTAAATATTGAATCTTACGCTTTGTATCGCTAGGATTTACAACTTCGGCGTTCAAATGGTCCCACACAATTTGTTCTGGTCGTGCTGTTTTATTATAGATTCGATAAACAATTCGATCGTTAGATTTACCAAGTAAGGATTTCCCTGTCACTTTCAATTGCGCAGTAGATTGATCGTCTACCACTGCATTATCTACATAGAAATAGAGTCCTTCCATATAAATCACTGTATCAGGAACAAATATACGTATATGCTCATTTTTCAGCCCAACATATAATTCAAAATCTGAATAGGTATAATAGTTCAAATTGACTGTTAAACTTTTAAATCCATCAAAGACTTTTTCAGATTCAAAAAGCCACTGATTGTTACTATCTTGTGTAAAAATCTCTAGTTCCATTACACACCTCCGACAAGTGGCTGGAAGTCCAGCTGTACAATCACATTTCCTATGCCAGAATTAGCTTTTACTTGGAAATAATTATCGCCTTTCGCTAGCTGGAGAAAGGTCGAATCAGGATCACGCAATGGCATCGCATTCGATTCTATGCCATTTGGATCAGTCATAATCGCTTCTTTCAACCCTCGTGTTGTCACTAGCTTAAACTTGGTTCCCGCTTGATACGATCCTTTAAACCGGAAAAACTCTTGAGTAATGACGTTGTAAACTTCTGGATCAGTTGCTTCAGCTCCAAGACTAAAATAGAATGTACCTCCTACAGCAACATCCCCATCATTTACCACTGGAATAATCTCCCCAGATTTCAATGTGGAAAATTCGTAGCCTTGTGTAATTTTTAGTGGCCAGAAGTGTTTCTTTGTCGCTACTGCTAGAGGAATAAGCGTGTTGTAAATACTCATATCTCGCCAGTATGGATCTAGAGCAAGGAAAGAACATGTATAAGTTGTAGTTGTATTCTTAACTGGATCATCCATTTCAGGAGCTTTTACGACTAATACATCGATTTGGTACTCTTTATCAAATGCTCGATAAGTAAGTGACCCTGGTGTTTTCGGATTCAATATTTTGATCATTTCATGCTGCAGTATGGATAAGTCTTCTGGACTTGTACCAATCAACGTGCCTTTTATCGTCAAATCACGTTTATCTAAACGTTCTGAAACTAAAATGACGCCATCGAGACCATACTGTTCTTCCGTTGTAATGGCATTCTCGACAGCACCAAATCCAGTTTTATTTGATACAGTAAAAGGCGGTTGAATGCCGAAAACTAACTGGGCACCATCCGAGTTTTTATAAACAATTTCGTACATTCAAACCCTCCTTATTTTTTCAAGGCTGCAAGATCCTGCAGTCGTAATTTTGTTTCTCTCGCAATCTCTCTTGGCGTTAACGGTTCAGGACTACTAATGTTTTGAGTAACGTAGATATCTCCATCTTTTTGTTCGCCGATCACACCACGCACCGCAGTCTCCACATAGCCCATCAGTGTATCGATCGGAGCAACCGCTTCTGCTCCAGCTTCTCCACCTACCATTAAATTGTTCCCGTTCATACCAAATGCTGTTGGTTGAGTTAAAATACCACCCTTAGCATACCAATCAATTCCCAAACTTGGGATTTTACCTTTTAGTAAATCGCCTACTGACCAACCAGCTGGACTTATTGAGAAATGTGGCAATGGAATTTTAGGCCAACTTATTGAGAAGCTAAAGAATCCTTTGATTGTATCAATAATTCCTTTGATAAAATCTCTTGCTGAATTCATCGGGCCTTGAATAGCATTCTTCACGCCATCAAAGACACCTGAAACTATTCCAGTCAAACCACTCCAAACATTTGAAATTGTATTTTTTACACCGTTCACGATACCGCTAATAACCGAGTGAATCCCATTCCATATATTTGAAATAGTATTTCTCAATCCGTTAAATAAATTGACTGCGACTGATACAATTCCACTAACCACAGAGGAAACCACGCTCTTAATCCCATTCCACACCGTAGAAGCTGCGTTACGAATACCATTAAAGATACTTGTGATCCTGTTCCATAAACCGGTAAAGAAGGAAACAACTGCAGACACTAAAGCTTGTACAATGAGACTGACTGCTGACTTAATACCGTTCCATGCAACGACAAAAATATTAAGCAATTGTGGTAGTAATTGAACAATTCCACTAATAAGCGCCATGACAATTTGTATTCCTGCGGCAATGATTTGAGGAAGTGCTGCGATTAATGCGTTAGCGAGAGCCACGATAATTTGCAAAGCCGCATTGATCAGAGCAGGTAAAATGGAGATAATTCCATTAATCAAAGCCATAAGCAATTGAACACCTGCAGCTATAATCTGTGGTAATGAAGCAATCAACGCGTTAACTAGTGCCATAATAATCTGTAAAGCTGCATTAATTAGAGCGGGCAAAATTGAAATGATCCCATTGATTAACGCCATAAGTAGCTGGATGCCTGCCGCAATGATTTGCGGTAAACTAGCAATTAACGCATTGATCAATGCCATAACAATTTGAATCGCTGCTTGTACTAACGCAGGTAAGATTGAAATAACGCCACTAATTAATGCCATCAGGATTTGAATACCTGCATCAATCAGTTTCGGCAATGCTGCAATAATTGCATCAAGTAACGTGGTTGTTACCTTTATTCCTGCATCGATTAATGTTGGAAGAGCGCCGATTAAAGCATTCAATAGCGTGGTGATGATTTGGATTCCTGCATCAATTAATAATGGCAAGGCACCAATAAGCGCATCGAGCAATGTGGTTAACACATTAATCCCAACATCAATCAAGATTGGAAGAGCAGCAATCAAAGCATTCAATAATGTGGTGATAATTTGAATAGCAACTTCCACTAATTGTGGTAAAGCATTCGCCATAGCCTCGATTAAAAATGTGATAATTTGAATACCGACATCGAGAATAATTGGCAAAGCAGTAGTAATTCCATTAATTAGTGCAGTTAGGAGTTGCATCCCCATCTGAATGATTTGAGGCAATAATGTAGTAATTAATTGAACTACATTAGTGATAATATTTAAAAAAGCTTCAGTTAACAGTGGCAAAGCAGTTGTTAACCCCTCAACCAATTTTGTAATTAGTTGAACTGCTAATTCAATAAACATTGGTAAATAAGTCGTAATTGTTTCAACTAACATAGTAATAATGTTCGTAATCGTTTCAACGATCAGAGGTATATACTCTGTCATTTTTTCAATAATCATTACAAGAATATTTGTGATCGTCTCGATGATCACTGGCAAATATTTCGCAATCATATCTGCAACGTTTGCGATTGTCTCGTTGATTTGATCAAATACTTTTGTGATGCCATCAGCATTCAAATCGCCCGTTTTAGCCCACATGGTAAGAAAGCTAATTATTATGCCGATAAGAATTCCCCACGGGCCTGTGATGCCTAAAGCAACAAGACCAATCTTTGTCAACAAGCTAATTGCTATCGAAATAACTCCACCGATTTTCCCGAACGACCCACCTAGCTTTTCAAGCAAATCTCCTGCGATCCTTAAACTGTCCGAAAATATTCCAGAAACTGTTTGAGCAATGCTAGACATAGTGGTTCCGAATTTTTCTAAACCCGAAGCCAATAAATCGGCTATTGCTTGACGCATAACTGAGAACGCTGCACTTACAGCGCTGATCGTACTAAGAAAAGCACTAGAAAGGACTTCACCTATTTGTCTAAATACCACTCCAAGCTTTTCTAGACCTGAAGAGACCAACCCTTTTACAGCTTCTGCAAATTTTTGTAACACAGGAATAACAACAGCTAGTATTCTTGAACTGACCTCAACGACTTTATCGAAGCTTTTGACCACTACATCAGCGATGATAGAACCGACTTGTTTTAGTGTTGGCATGATCGCTGCTAGACCCTTAAGCAATAAATCAAAGGCTTTAACTAATCCTTCTTTAATAACGGATACTAACTTGTTCACGCCATTTCTAAACGTCTCACTCGTATTATAAAAATAAACAAACGCTGTGATTAATGCACCAATAGCTACAACGACCCAGCCAATGGGATTAGTTAAAAGCCCTACCTGAGCTGCAACACCCTCAGCTGCTTTTACTCCTATAAGAGCTTTTTTTAGAGCGGTCATCCAACCCGCCGCTTTCGAAGCAATGATCATAGCTCCTAGTGCTGCAGCTAATGTCGTTATTGCACCAACAACGACATAAACTAATGCTGGATTTTCTCTAAAAACAGTAGCCAAATGTGACATCGCATTAGTTATTCCTTCGATAATGGCTAAAAATGGTTGTAACATAGGAGCACCGAAAGCTGCAGATAAATCGACAGCCGCCTGTTTCAAGTTTCCTAGGACATTTTCCATGCCACTACCTTCACGAGCTGCTTGGCCCAAAGCACCAGAAAGTTTATTTCCGTCTTCGACCATTTGGAGCAACGTTAGCTGTTTCTGCGACTCTGATAAGTCGTTGAAAGATTTGCCATACAGCTTATTAGCTGCTGCGTTTCGAGTGGTCTCAGTAGATGAGATTCCCAACGCTGCATCATTTTCATAGTTTCCCTTTAAATACGACTGTAGACTTTCAGTGACTTCACCAATCGAACGATCATAAAAAGCCGCACTATCTGCTGCAGCTATTGTTGCACGTTCGGAAAGTGATAATGCGTCAGCTGTATCCATTCCTGCTGTTTTAGCAAAAGCAGCCATTGACGTAAATGCTGGTTTCAAACGATTGGGCAATATATTGGTTTTCTTTGAAATAGAGTTGATAGATTTTTCTGCTTTGGTTTCAAATTCGCCAAATACTTGTGAAAACTGTGCATTCATCGCTTGCATATCACCTGCCGCTTTAATCGCAAAGCCTGTAATAGCTACGCCGACCGTTGCAATTGACACAAGTGATTTCTTTGCAAAAGCAGTTGCTTCTTCACTCATTGGACGAAAAATTTGTATCCCTCTCATTTTCGAGGCCAGATTACTAAAGAAACCTCCTAATTTGTTTGCAGTACTCTTTCCTTTTGATTCAGTCTCATCTAAAGATTTATTTGCTTCTTTATTGTTGATCCCAATCGTACCGAATAATTTAAATACTTCTCCCATTACGTCACCTCACTTTCTAGAGGTTTGGTTGGTTTGATAAATTGATAAGCAAAATCTAATGATTCTTGTTGCTCTTCTTTTGTTGGAACTTTCGTCTTTGTTACCCCAGAAGCTGACATCTGTTGCTTTTTGAAGTCATTGAACGATTGAGTCATTTGAGTGTGTAGCCACTGTTCTTTCATGATTTCCTCGTTTCGTTCATCAAATAACCACAAAATAAAATCCGCTAAGTTAACTAAGCGATAAGTGCTCAGTAATTTAAGCGGATCTCCGTATCTTTTAAATATCAGATCTTTTAATTTGTGTTCGCCGTCCTCAATTTCTATAACAAGGTAGCGATAGATGAGAAAAAACTAGCTAACTCTGGTTTTTTAAAGAAGCCAGTAAGCAACTCGGTATATTCAATCAATCCTAAAGTTGAGATAGTTTGAATATCGGTATTTGTCAATTCAGCAAACAATTCATTGATATCTGATTTCACGTTCTTTAGATTCAGCAATGTTTTTTGAAGCAACGCTGCCATTATTTTCATGCCACGTTTTTGCGTTTCTTTATCGATTTTAGCTTGTTCTGCTTTTGTCAATTTCTTTTCCTTGTGATCTTCTGGAGTTTTACCTGCATCTTCGATATTTTTTTCAAACATTTTGACAAACTCATCTTTAATATCTAATTTTCCGACGATTGATAATAATGAAAATAAATCGTCTCCTCTTAATTCGCGCATTTCTAAAGCCATCTATTATTCCTCCAATTTTTCTTCTTATTTGATTGGTATATCTGCTTGATCTAGTCCCTTATTATCTGCATCATACTTGAATGTCAGTTTTTGGGGCGCCTCAGGGAGTTTTCGTCAATATCACTGGATCAGACCATGCAGAACCTAGCTCATGTTCATTTAGATAAGCTGCTTTTTCTATATCATTTGCTCCTCTACCTTTTACATTAAAAGTTTGAACATACAGATAAATTTTGTCTCCTGCCTCTAATGCAGGAACATCTGCAGCAGCTAACGTCCATGATGGGGTTTCTGAATATCCCATAAAAATAGCTTCATGTGGATCAGATTCATTCGCATTGCCATAATGGATTACATATGCTTGCGCTTTTGTTACGGCATCCCAAGAAAGGGAAACTGATCCGTCTTCATTAAGAACCCCAGTTGCGTTCTGGGGCGCATTAGGGTGTCGTGTTAGGGTAGTAAATTCTCCATGGAAATTCATCGTTAGCTAATTGTTCATAAGAAGCGTTAGCGGTGATTTCTTGTTCGATAACCGCTTCTTTATTGTCTTCTGTTTTAAGAGACAACCCACTTTTTACAAGTCCATTATCCAAAACAACGATCACAGGTAGCTTCGTTCCATTGTGGATGCCAGCAACAGCGACAGATGGAATGTAGTCTCCTTCTTGAAGATATCGTTTTTGTTTAATCACTTTGTATCCAGCAGGCGCATCTTCCTCACCTGCATCTTCTAATGTCCCGTTGATCGAACGACGTAAATTCTCAGCAGTCAACTCAATCAAATTTGCTTTAATCGATGCGGTGGCTGATTCCAATACATTCAGACCAACTACGTCCATGACATAAGCACCATCGACTTCTGGTTTTCTATAAGATAGCTCTGAGTTAAACTCTACCCCGCCACTTGTAGCACCCATAGGAGTTCCGGTAAATTCTCCTGTCGTTTTATCAAATTTAAAATCAGTAAATACTGTAGCTGAATCAATAATAAAATTGTTCGCACTTTTTTCTGTATAGCCTGTTTTAGGTAGTCCCATACTCTTTCTTCCTCCAATCGACCGCTATATAAAAGCGGACATTTCTTCTTTTTAGTTGTTCATCGCCTGTAGCGACCTTTGTAGAACCAATAAAATTGAACGTTAGGTTTAGATCATCCGTCAGCACTCGTTTATACATCAATCCATCTTTCAATTTATCCTCTAAGCTGATAAGGGATAAAAACGTATCGGAACGGTCAAATATATCTATGTCGATATAAAAGCCATCCTGGTTACGTCTGATAGGCTCTGAATCAAAAGAAAAGGTGCCGTATGGATAAATGATCTCTTTTCGTTTATTGATATCTAAAAACATTTCAGAATGGATATTCTGCAAGATTTTTGCTAACTCTTTCAAAAATTCTTCCATCTATTTCCCTCCGAACCGAGCGCCGTATTCTTGGCCCAAAACCTTTTTGATTGTTTCTTTATTTTGGCGAAAAGCTGGACGTAAGAATGGCTGTGGATCTTGTCCCCAAGTAAAATACCATTCGCCGCTTGGGTCTTTATAAACCCAACCACCTTTACGACCAGCGCCATTTTCAGCAAATTCACCTGTGCCAAATTCGACGTAGATAGCATATTCTTCTGGTGATCCTACAGCGCCGATAATTTCATCACTTGCTGTTTTGATAGCAAAATCGATGCGATCTCTCAATTGACCTGTCGCAACAGGAGCGCCAGCCTTGGCAGCTGCTCTGATAATACGTAATACTTTTTCCATGCCTGTCAAACCAGCTTCTTCTAGTTGTCTTTTGACTTTGTCTTTATAACTAGTAAACATAAAATTATTGGCCACTTTCTACACCTTCAAATTTCAAATAAAGTTCGGTGTGATGTTTAATATTTACCGGATTATCAGAATAAGTAATGGCATAGATCCGATTGTTTGAATCCATGACACGCATTTTATCTGTAATACCATCAGTAAACTGAGGGATAACTAGAATGTGTGTAGAATCTTCTGTAAAAGCGTTTTGTTGATTAGTGTCATCAGAACCTGTCAACAAGTCTAAATAGCCAGAGACACGCTGAAATAAGTCCCATTCATCAATTAACCCACCAATGCCGTCAGATTTTTGACCTTTGATTTCTTGAATTTGAAAATCTTGAGGTTCAAACATCAACCCCACCTCATTTTTTTGTACTTATTCAAAAAGCTGAATTTCGAAGCAGGAAAGCCCTCAACGTTATCAGTTGCATTGATGTCGTAATAAGTGACGGACATTCTCGCGATTGATTCTGACTTGATGCCCATCTTAGAGCCCATTGTTTTCTTGTATTTGATCAATTCTTCAATGCCCATACGTATATCAGAAGGATATTGTACTTTAGTGATAAAGGAACCAGAAAAAGAGCCATCAAAAAACGGCTCTTCTACATTTGTTTCTATATTTTTATCGTTGATTGATGCAATCGTAGTCAGACAATCATTAAACTTTGAGCTGCTTATTTGGATAGTGTCCCCAACACGCAGACCCAACGGCGCATCTTCCAAAATAATAGATTTGCCAGAAAAAGAAATCTTTCTAAATCGGACATGGATATTTTGAAAATTGTTGTTTGTCAATTGTCGCACTGTTTGCTCATAAGCATCTAAATCCGGTTGTGTAATCGATGGATCAATTTTTTGTGCCTCGTCAAGACTAATAATCATCTAATCACCTCTTAGCTTGCTGCCTGTCCTGTTACGCTGATCGAGGTAGTAAATTCCCCAGAAGTAAATGTGAACGTCGCTGATCCTTCTGCTACGATAGTGCCATCAAATCCACCATTCTCATTTTTGACCACCGTTGCAATAGCATCGTCGCTTGATGTTGCTGTAGCGGCTGCAATAACAGCTGCTGCATCGCTAGCATCTGCGGGTACAGCTGAAATGGTAAAGGTTTTAGTATCGCCTACTTTACCGGTCCATGTCTTTTGACTAGGAGCAATCCCGGTGGCAGTAGGCGCTACGCTTTTGGGGAAATAACAAAGTCAATTAGACAATCGGGTTGTACTACTTTACGTCCCCAAACGGACAAGCCCTTGACAGCATCGGAGAAGTTTTTCTCTGGACGATAAGCTTCTGTTTCAACGATTTGATTTGCAAAGCTAATCGCTTGAGTTGTGCCGGCTAAAGCGTGAACTACGCCAGTTTCGGTGGTAGCAAGATTATTCGATTGCAATAATTCAAAACGTCCTACCGTTACTCCTTCTACTACACCGTTTGCCAAAATGGTAAGATCACGAGTAAAGCGCTGATCTTTAGCTAACAAGCCAAAATACCACGCTGGAAGTGCAATCTTACGACCTACTTTAGGAACATTCTTTTCATCTAACTTAACGCCTAAATCTACTAATGTATCGTAAGCTTTCTCTGGTGTATCAATGACTGTTGGTGCAGCTTCGGTTCCTACTTTGATTCCTGCCTGTACATAACGACCAAAAATATCCTGGTCAATTACATCTGCCATTGCATACCCTGCACGTTGCATTGAACCATCCAACAAGTTAACGTTAGATTGGGCACGGTCTACATCTTTTACTGAAAAATTGAAATATTTTGCTTGATCAATTACTAATGTTTGTTGAGTTGAACTTAATTCTTCTGGATCATCGATGTCTGATCCATCGTAATCTTTGATCGTAATATCTCCTAATTGATTGATTTTAACCGTGTCACCATATGCAGTGATTTCTCCTTCGTAGTCTCGGTTAACGAATTGTAGAGCTACCAACGATTTATCCATATTCGCCAATAAACGTGCAGACCAGATCGTTGGAATAAAATTTTTAAAGTTACTATTCGGTAATGCCATTATTCTTTTCCTCCTTCAAGTGAAGCACTAACTGCTTCCCAGTTCTCATTGATTTGTGCTGGCGTCATGTTATTAATTTCTTCCAAACTAAATGTTGTTTGTTGTTGTCCGTTAGGCAACTTCGTATCAATCGTTTGATATCCAGCAGGTGGTGTCTTTTCTTCTTTGCCATCTTCTTTAGAAAAATAATCAGGAATAGCGGCTTTCAAATCTTTGACTTTATTGTCTAGATCCTTCACGTTTCCGTCCTTATCCAATTCCAATTTTCCTAATTTAAACAAGGCATAATCGATGTCTTTTGCGCCAGATGCCTGCAAAGCCGCAGAAACTTGCCCATTGATTTTTAGATCGGTATTTTCTTTTTCTAGAGCCTCAGCTTTTTCCTTAAGTGAAGATAATTCTTTCTGAACATCCGGATTGTCCTTTGTCTTTTCTTCAAGAGATTTCAATGTTTTATTTGCCTCGCTTAGCTGACTAGAAACATTGTTGTACTGATCTTTTGGGACAGCATTCTGTGGAAATTCTTTATCAATTTCCTTATTCGCTGCTTCTAAGTCGACTGTCCCATCTTCCTTAGTGTGTTTTGCTAAAATTTGTTTGATCCATTCCATTTTTTCTACCTCCATAGCATTTATATAGCGGTCGCTGCCGCTTAGAGTGTCTGATTATACCGTCAGCACGGTGATGGTATTAGTTTTACGTCATAATCCAGGACAAAATAAAAAGACTTAACGATTGCTAAGCCTTCTCACTTTCTTTTCTCAAATATTCTTCGTAATCTGCATCTAAATAATCGTATGGATCGTTCATATGGTCCACCTCATTTTTTGGTACAAAATTAGGACTCAATCATTTACTGACTAAGCGCTAATAACAACGGTCGTTATAATCATCTGGAATCAAGACAGGCTTGTTCAAATCAATTGCTTTATTGATTATCCCTTCCAAATTTAATGCGTTCTCCTTCGTAACCTCACCATTTGTTGTTTCGATATACTCGAATAACGGGAAATCCACTTTAAAGAAATCAAAATATTTTTGAGTTGATCTAATAACAATAGGTTCCGCTTCTTCTGATAAAATTATCATTTAATTTCCACCTCTCAATATGTCTTTGACTATAGTCTCCCATATTTTCATTGACTCTGGAAACATTTCTTGCATCAATTTTAACGTTTCGTTATTAGCAGCGACAGATTCAGTAGCATGAGCAAAGAATTCTGTTTCGGTCATCCCAGCTGTGGACCAATAGCGGGTACCATGTCCCGAACCAAACGGATACTGCCCAAGAAATCCTAAAGACTCAATAATATCGGATATAGGACTAAAAGCTTTGGGATTGTCTTTTGCAAAATCCGAAAATTCTTGCTTAAATTTCTTGAAATTCTTGTTGCTTTCTTCAAAGATTTTACTTCTTAGTTCATCATACGCTAATTTTTCAGCTTTTTTTCTCGGCCTAGTGCCTAATTCTGCATAGGTTGGTAAATCGCCATTAATATAGCGCCAAAAGTCCTGGCTCATAGTTTCTTTTAAATTGTATTTGGGAAGTGCTGAAGCATGTCTGATGTATTCATCTACTTCTATTGTTCTTTTTCCTCGTTTTACTTTGAGTTTGTTCCCGGATGGATGTAAATTTTTCCCTGTTATTCTCTCTAAACCCAAAGAATCAAAAGCGTGTCCTGCTTCGTGGTAAACAACTTGTAGCGGGTTGTGGTATTTATCGCCCGAAAAATCCTCGATGGATAGCTGAAGTTTGTTACGACTTGCAAATGCCCTTCCGTTTTTTATATTGAAGAAATCAAGATCTCCGCCTAACTCATCAAACAAACTTCGTACACTGTTATCCATTGATGATATATGGGTATTCCATTGATTAACATACTGATTACCTAACATTTCCCGTGCATTTGTCCTATTAAAGAAATCTGTAATTTTAACTTTTTTAGATTGGGTTTTCCCTTGTAGCCAGTCCTCATAGTTTTTGTATTCGGATGCCTCTTTTGTTTCGTTGTTCTTTCGTAGTTCTGGCGCAACGCCATTAATCACTTCAATAGTCGTACAACGACAGTTTACATCTTCTCTAGCCACACCAAAAAGACGCGGTCCTTCTGCGGTATGTCCCCGAACCGAAAACTTTTCATCTACTTCAATAGTTTGGCCATCCAGCTCTCGATGATCATGCCGTGTTTTCTTATCCAAAGTAGCCAACCACCGTTTTTGGATGTCAATGCCCTTCTTCTTCGCTTCAATGTAGCCTTTTTGCGTGGTGGTGGATTGAGTACGGCCTGCCTCGGTCCTTGCTATTCGCAATGCTTGCTTGTAGCTGGCTTCTGTTTCTTCATTTACACGTCTAGCTATCTCAGCATAGCTCTTTCCTTCAAATAACCCGGTGATGATGTTTTGAGTAACGTTATCGGCTAATTTATCACGATATTGGTAGAGTCGCTTAGAGAGGCGTTTACCAGCTACAGGAGCATTCACTAAGTTCATTACGTAATCGTGATTGATTAGAGGCAGCTGCAGGACAATATTCTGGGATTGCTCAAGAGAATACCAAACCCCGTAATAGCCCTGCTGTGCTTGACCCGCTGAATAAGCTTTGATTGCTTCTTCGATTGATGGATAAGAGCTAGAAAGAATGATGTCAATATCTTTCGCAACGTTAAAAAGCCTCTCAACTTCTAATCGTGTAGAAAATGAAAGGTTATCTGCGTTATCAGTATAATGTTTAAGCTTTTTCTTAATATCAATTAACTGTTTACGATAGAGGTTGAACAGTTGACTGTCCGTTTTCTGGTATTGTTTGGCTGTCAGTTGCTTGAGTTCCTGTTGCCACTTGTTCAGCTGATCCATCTGCATTCACCGCCTCGTCAGTTCCCATAGTCAGACCTGTTGTGTACTCAGCTTCTTCAAGTGCTGCTTGTACTTCTTCCCAGTCCAAATCAAACTGCTCACAGATCAATTTGAGGACGGTCTCATCATCTAAACGAGGAGCAATCTGCATGATTGAATTGATGATGATCTGCTTTGTTTCTGCCTCGGTCTTTTCGTTTGCCACCAGATCATTCTCATTGACCATAACCTCACGGGTAAATGTAAAGGAAACGTCTTTAGGATCATAAGATTTGTTAAAGCGTCGATTGATATCATCAATGACAAGTTTATTTATCCAATCCAGCATCGCTCGAAGCCGTGCTTCTGTTTTATTAGCCTTCATATTCAATAGGGTATATCGAGCCTTGATAACGATGTTTGTGATATTCCCGTCACCAACTTGAGTTGAATCGAACGCCATGCCGAATTTATAGATATTCTCTTTGTCAATCTCCATCTTTGTTTTACGGCCTTCAACTGGGATCGTCACTGTTTTAACGTCTAAGCCACCGTTCGTACCTGTACCAACTACTTTTTTAGATTTCACATTCTGGCGCAGCTTAGAAAGATCGTCCCCTTGAAAACCTGAAACCACATAGATTGCCTCTGCAAAATCCTGCAGGTTATTGGATAAGAAACAATTCATCAAATCATAGTCATCGATCAATGCTTTGATTGGTTTCAGATCAGTGGTTTCTTTCTTGTTATTCGACAAACGATAAAAGGGAATCTGACCATAACTACGTTGCAGCAGATTTCCTGTCTTGTTTTCAATAGCTAAAATATGCGGACGCGGATTAGGTTCTACTGACGTATCTAGCTTATATCCTTTCTCATCTTCTGATACAAAGAAATAGACGACCTTATCCGTCCAAATTTCGGCATGATGGATTTTCTTTTTCTTACCATCCTTTTCGATATCAGTATGATAATAGCGGCAAATACGCTGTAGTTCGTTCTGATCGTTGTAGATTCCAAAGACGTGCAGACTATCTGCAGTTTGGAAACACAGTCGATCTTCTGTATTTGTCCTGGCGTATACATACTCAAAGCCTTTCTGGCTTGCCCCTTCCACTAATTCTTGCAGCACCACTTGAAAATCAGAATCATAGTATTCTTTCAGGTATTCTTTTAGAGATTCATCCTCCGTTTCATATTCGACTGGGTTAGCCAGCAAATATTGTACTTTTTGATCAACGATTTCAGGAAAGAATCCATGAGGGATGCGAACATTCGAAGCGAATTTGTCTTCCTTGTAATTCCCCTCGTCATCAATGTAAAAAATACGATTATTTAAAATGTCGTTTTCATGCTGATAATAGCGAACTCCTTGCCTTGCGTGTTTTTTCATGATGGAATTACGATCGTTTTGTATAGCACTTTTCAAGGCACTAGCAATTACTGATGGTTCATCACTTAACAATGTTTTCAACGAAGTTCCTCCTTTCTAAAATAGCCATTTGTTTGTGTTTTTAATTTTATGCAACAGGCTTGCTGCACTATCTGGCGCATCATCATGTTCTGCATTCTCAGTGTAATCAAGTATTTCCGCAATATATTCTGGATCAGTATCATCTATCCAAACGATCTTACTCCAACTCTTTCTCAGATAAGTTGATATCTTAATGAATTTGTTCATCGATTCATGGTATTCGCTGACATATTGGCCACGATCTCGAAGGCCTTTAGCTAAGTAACCTTTATCGCCGTTTGTTTCAACGTGGATCGTACCAGCCTTATAATGTTGGTGCCGTTCTAAGATCTCTGGTAAACAGTCATCCACATGCTTCTTCCATTTCTTTCCGTAACCGATGATTGTACCGTCTTTCTGCTCCTTAAAAATAGTAAAGGCTGTGCTGTCTTCACCACCATACGCCGCATCGATATGAGCCACGCCATCAAAAATCAGATTTGTTTCGCTGGTGTATTGTGGCGCTTCGAACATAGAGTCTTCATCAGCAATGTGTTTCAGTTCATAGTTAGCGGCAAACAAAGAAGGGGTCATAGCTTGCTGCAATGCTTTGCGCTGATCTATATCAATCAACCCCGTTTGGTAGCAATCAAATCGCTGGACGTTTGGCATCATGCCGATAGCATCCTCTTTGTGCCAAGGCGTGCCGGTATTTATAAAACGTCCGCCACGGTTCTTCACATTCTGTAGTTCCTGATACTGCAATTTCGTTCGCTCTCGTTCCGCTCTACTTATCCTGTCTTTAATATTGACAATATCATCAGTGATAACAATGTCCGCATGCTTACCAGTAAGAGATGCGCCAATCCCCATACCTAGAAGCTGAGATGTTCCTCTTGCAGATGTTTTGAGATTCGTATCAATTTCTGTTGTGGTTTCTTTTACCAGCACAATATCCACGCCGTACAGCACATAGGTCAACGTTTGAAAATACTTACTGATTAATATCTTCGCTACCTGTTGAATGATCTCAACAACGTCTGTGTCCGTCTTACGCAAAAAGATGATATTCTTGTTTGGGAATAGCACCATCAATAAAGCAATAGCTACAGCGAGCGTTGTCGTTTTGTAAGATCCACGATGAGCTAAAAGTGTTTGGTCTTCTTTAGTAAACAAAAAAGACTTGAGCCACTCGTTATGAATGTCAACCAAGTCTACAAATCCTACCAAGTTCCCAAACTTCACGGGATCGGTGCGGATCATATTTAAGTACTTCTTTTTTTCGGGCGTCATGACGAATCACTACCATCAAAGAAACTTTCAATCTCTTGAGCAGTTTTTGATATATCTAGTGAACCAGAATGTTCAACTTTATCTGTATATATTCCGGCAATCGTCAAAATCATTTTTCTGTCTTGATGTCCTTTTTCGGTCAAAGCATATTTGTAGGTAGCATTGAGAACTTCTGAAGCTTTTCCTTTGATCAATTCCATCGTAGTTTCATTTACCAGTTGCACAAATGGCTCTTTACTCATAGCGTCATAGTACTTTTTTCGACTGACCCCAGCTGCTTTACAAATCGCTGTTACTGATTTACCTACATACTCCGGATTTATCAATACTTCCAGCAACTTTTTTTCTGCAGCAGTAGGTTTATATTTGTTTCCTTCTGTCACTCAATGCCACCTCCTTTATGTAAAGAAAAAGCCTAGCATGTGCTAGACTTTGATCGCTTTGTTTTCCCATTTTTTGTAGGCATCAAAATAGATTTCTGATTTGTCACCGTTATACGTTAACTCATAATACATTCCGTCTGAAACAGTAGTACTCAATAATGCTTTATTGTTTTGGAGTGTTTTACATGACCATACGGCAAACACTTTGTCCATCGTAATCTGCGTTTGATCTGTTTTATCAAAGTTTTCATTTGCATAGTCAGCTACCAGTTTTTTGCATTTGGTAATAAATTTTTCATTATCCATTTTGTACCTCCGCAAGCGCATAACCAGCTGTTGATGTATTGTTAAATGTAGCTGAGCGAGTAACTCCCGTAGCCTTCCCAGTATAAATAAAACTAAATCCTGTTGTTGTTGGCTTAAAATTCTCCACTTCATAAAAATGATATGTTTGTCCGTTATTAGTAAATACAACCAATTCCATTTTTCAAAATCCTCTCTTTTTAAAATAAAAAGACCACTCAACGAGTGATCTAATATGTAATGCACAGGCAGGGACGTTTCCGATCCTGTGCTTGAGTCATTTGACGATTCATTTGTACCGAATCCCAAAACTCAATCTAACCCAATCAATTATGTAATAGCAACCTACACCGATTCCATCGATTACTATCGACCTCGCCTTGCTCGTGTACTTTGAGCGCCCATTTCCAACCCTCGGTTGCTAATGTTTCTCTCCTAACCTACACCTGAGAGTGGCACACGTCTGTGCTAGTATTTTATGCCTATTAACTGATTCACAGACACACTGCTTAATTCAGCCAACCAATCGGCATCCGATAAGATTGATTGTTTCCGTAGGTTCTTTATTAACGTGACCGGATTCGAACCGGCGACCTCCTGATTAAAAGTCAGGCGCTCTACCAACTGAGCTGCACGTCAACCAGAGGAGCTACCTCTAGCAAGCTTGCTACTATAACAGACTAATCGGTAAGACTGGCTTAAATCCTAGAGTCTGCTAGTTACCTTTATCAACTCGCTGACGATGTTGATGTGGTTAATATTTAAGCTACCTTTCGTCTAAGTCGCTGGCAAGGAATCGAACCTTGCATGGTCAAATCATAAAACGTTAAGGCTATCCCTCGACGTATTGACCTTATTTTTAAGCGTCTACCCTTTCCGCCACAGTGACATAATAACAATAGACAGCAACGGATGATAGATAATAAGAACAATTTAGAAGGAGTTAAAATTCACATCCTTATTCTTAATATTTCCGCTGCTGTCTATCGAAGCTTAATTAAACGATGAGGGAGATTTCCTCCCTTACATTTTATTTTGTCTCAGACCTATCACTAATCTTTCGACACTACCATAATATCACTGGTAAATAGCTAAAAACCGCCATCATTCCGCCAAAAAACCGCCATTTTTTATGCATCAGTCACTACACAAAGTTTTTCTTTGACTTTTAAAGCACAGACACTGTAATAGTAGCCTCCATTCCCATCGTTTGCTGTACATTCCGCTTTAGCAATCTCATTTCGATTATGATAAACAACGACTTCGGCATAAGAACTATGTCCATCGCCATTATAGAGACGGTTACCTTTATCAAAAATCTTTATATCTGTAATCACTGCATCAAGCTTTACATTTTTGAATTCACCTTCGGCCCATGCGCAGCAATCTGATTCGCTACATACAACTTCCATTTTGGTTCCATCTTCTAAAATTAATTCACTCTCTGACCATTCTACGATTTTTTTGAAAATAAGATCTTTTTTCAACTCTTTCAATGATACATAATCTTTCCACATTATATAGTCCTCCTATTTATAAGCAATTATTTTCCCATGTTTATATGCTTCTGCAAACTCTATCAGAGCTTCCGACTTCATCCGTTGTATGCTTCTTTCTGAATAACCCACTTCACGGCTAATCCTGTAGTTTGAGAAGCTATCTGGCACACAAAAGCTGTAGTAGAGTATCTGACGACTAATCAGACTAAGCGCCATCAAAGCCGCTAAAATCGCGTCTCTCTCTGCTTCTATATCCATCATCTGAATGATCGCGTCTTCTGCCTTATTGCCGTGCTTCGGTGCCTTCGGCATGTCCGTAATAATCGGCGACTTAATATCTATCAAAGAGCGACCTGCCATCCGCTCCAAACGCCGAAAGTTCTTCAGCACATCTCTCGCATTACATCTTGTCTGTTTGAAAGCTACCTCTCGTAACAATTGCATCAAGTCAAACCGCCCCTTTTATGTGATATAATAAACTTGTGGAATTTATTGAATCAGTCGGAGCGATCCGGCTTTTTTATTTGTCATTGATTAGTTCAATATCCACCAATCTCACCACTGCTAAATTCTCTTTGCTTTTAGCTGTCCATTTATCACATTCCATCGTGTTTTCAATACGAATGATTGCTGAGTGATTATAGACGTGTTCTACATATCCACGAAATGGATAGATGAACCCTTCTGCTTCGCAGCGAACCATGTCACCGACTTTGACTTTTGGTTTCTTACGTGTTTTAGGATTCTTTGTCGGCATATCTAGCATTAAACCGCCGATGCCGTGACTACTAGCGTAAAATCCGTCTTTTAGTTTCATCTCATTTCCTCCCATTTACGATCATCATTTAATATCGAAATCCCAAACTTACGAATAGCATTACTCGCATCAGCAACACACTGACTTGCCACTTTATATGTTTCTTCTGCTGAAATTCCATATTCTTTTTCAAACTTTGTCTTTAGTACATTCAGTTCCTGTTTTCTTAGTTTTGTTATTCTGCGATGTCTGTTGTTCATTGTCAATCAACTCCCTAATCTGAAAGTGTCGTCTATACTTGATCGAAATTCTTTTAAATGGTTCTCTACCACAGAATCAGTCACGTTAAAACGATCAATTAATACTGGAGCTGCCATATCTTTCAAATAACTTTGTCTGATGACTAATTCAGTACCATCAGGAAGTTTTTTATTAACCTCCCGACCGTTAATAATTGACTGGACGTCTGCTTCACTTAGTGGTATTTCGTATTTCATTCCGCTTCCTCCTGTTCTAATCCCCATTGAGCGAATGCTGATAGGACTTCTGCTTCCTGCTTACCATTTAATCCACAGTAAGCTATATCAACGTTTCTTGCTGCTCCAATTCGAGAGTCCCAATCACCTAGAAGGAATATCGAATACATAACTGATTTGCCACCTTGTTCAACGTTTGATTTAAGATAATCAAACACCATTTTCTGGTTGTCGTTGAGTTTTTGAGTACCTAAATCTAATTCGTCTTCATACAGGTAGAGTATAGATTTTCTGCTGACATCTACCCTATAAAAATTTTCTTTTCCATCCGTCATAACTTCTCGGATGATGCCTTCGTCACCTTTGTAAAAAACAATATCTCCAACTTTAAGATTGCTCATCCTTCCGCCACCTCTTCCACTGGCACAGCAAATGGCCAGTATCTTTCATCAATTGCTTTTATTTCTGATTCCGTAAATTTCATATCATCAAAATCGTTGTTGTCTGCAATTGTTATATTTCCTCTATCATCTTTCATTAGATACGTCTCTAAATCCCAATGATTAAAATACACAACTGGCAACTTCACATAATACAACGGCTCTTTCTCGACCTCGTAGCCAATTAGCCAAGCACGAGCAAACGTTCCTTGATTATCTTCAATCCATCTATCAGTCTTGCTATACTCAACACCGTAGAGGTTCCACGGCTTGAATGAAATAGCTAGACTATCGCCTTTCTTTTTAGCGTATTCTATCCATTCCGCCACAAACTTAGGCACCGCTGGTTTCTGCGGTTCGTCTAGTTGTTTTAAATCTTCTAGGATTTCTTTATAAAGACCATATTTAAGTTGATCGCTAATTAAATGTCTATTAGGGCAATAAGGTCTTAATCTAGATATTTCTGCAGTATATTTATCAATCAATTCCTGTTTATTCATCGCTGTTCCTCCTTCAATAACTCTGGATTTTCGGTAGTAGTCATAAATCGATCTCTCTTCAAAAGTTCTGGTGAATTATAAACATTCCCCGCTACCGTCAATTGTTTTCTATTACTATATAATTCTGTTTCGTAGATGTGTTCACCGCGAATTCTGTAGGCTCCGTTTTTTGCTCTAAAAACTTCTACGTAACTGTGCCAATAAGTATCGGCGTAGTTCGTTGATTTATGAGTGATAAGCGCTATATCCCCCTCAAATATCTCCACACCATTCTTATCCTTCAGAGTGGTAGATTGCATGAGGATTGAAGCTATTTTGGGAAAACCATAGTCATTGGGATAATCTACATCAATATCAAGCACACTTATACCATCATCATTCATTTCAAAACAAACTCCTGTCGTGCTAGGATAAATCATTCTGTCTTTTTCTCTATCCCACGCTCTAAACTTCGGTATCATTGCCATCTCAGTTCCTCCTTGAAATCCACATTGCTTCAGGCATGCCTGTTTCTGATACACTTGCTTTCTGACTTACTGAAGCATTGGCTCTAGTCTTATTAAACATTTTCAATAGCCAACGGCTGACTTCTGCCTTTGTTTCCGCTACATAGTAAACCTTGAGCGTCTCTTTGCCTATTAGCTTAATCATTTTGATTTACCTCATTTACATTTTCTTTCCGCCATTTTGCCCATACACTACTTCCTACCCCAAGTGCTTTTCGAATAGCATTTACACTATAGCCTACCTCTCTCAGATGGCTATATTTCTCAAACGTAAATGATTCAAAATTCAGTTTGGGTAATGGCTTGGATCGATCCATCGTATCTGCACCGATTAGCTTACTTATCTTCCGAACCATTCGACTCTCTTGTTGAGATAATTCGTCCATGTCACGATCACCTATAATTTGCAACATTATCTGACGACAGATTCTTTTTTCTTGTTTAGTCAAATTCATGCGATCGCTCCTTTGACTGGTTTTATGCGCTTGTCTGCTGTTTGAGAAAATACCATCGTAAATCCATCAGAGTTGACAAACATTCTTGATATTGTTCTCGTACCGTAAGCTTTTTTCAGTTCTTCACCAAGCAAGTTCGTTGTGATAATCGTTGCTAGGTTCTGTCGTGCATCCAAGAACGAATTTAGCGTGTTTATGCCAAACGCTCGACTATCTGATGCATCTTTTCCTAGTTCTGAACCGATATCATCAATGATGACTAAATCCGCTGTTTTGATATCTGCAATCAACGATCCCTCAATCGTTTTTCTGAGTTCAGGATTGTTGTACGAAAATTTGATTTGATCCAGCATTTCCTGTAACCCGATAAATAAGATTTTTTTATCGTAGTTTGATCGCTTCAAGACTTCCCAAGCCGCTGCCATCGCTAGGTGACTTTTACCTGTTCCTTGTTTTCCAGTTAAAACAAGGTGACTTGGATTTCCTAACAAGACTGAATTAACAAAGCGTTTGGTTACTTCAACCGCTTGTCTTGTTTCTTGATCGACAATTTGATAATTCTGCAATGTGCAATCAAACAACGCTTGATTAGGCACAACAGAACCACCTTTGAAAAAATTGATTGCTCTTGCTTTCAGGCTCTCGTTGTAAATTCGTTCTGTTTGTAAGTCTTCCTGAACTCGCAATGCTTTATACCCACATTGCATACAGGTTGGCTTACAACGTTCTGAGCCATCAGGGTTCTTCGTACGCCATCCATACAAAGGCTGTCCGCATTCAGGACATTCGCCACGTTGGACAAGCACTTTCTGTATCAGCTTTTCCATGATTTCCCCAACAGTTTCCATGCCTACGCCTCCTCTCAAATAGGCAACTCATCTGTGCTAAATTTCTCGTATTCAAGCGTTTTAGTTTGTTTTGTTTTATAATCACGATTTGCTTGCGCTGCCATTGTGTCGTATTTTTCTCGCAATTTTTTAGCAGATAAAATATTCGATGCCCAAAACACATTGTGCTGACTCCATTCAATCATTCCCCGTACCTGGTTTTCGGTCCGCTTGTCGATCTCGATCATTTTCCGAATGTTATCTGCCCAACTTTGCAGATTCGGCTTTTTGATTTCCTGATTCTGACAAATCTGTTTGAATAACTCCTCCGCGAGAATGTAGTAAACTGAGTCGGTGTCGTAAACACGCTTTTTGCGTGGTTGCGACGATGATGTTTTATTATTCTTTTCATTCTTATAATTCTTTTCATTCTTGTTTGTGTGCACTTGTTGTTCACTTGTTGTGCGTTTGATGTTCATTTGTTGTTCACTGCTTTGGTACAAAGACCAGTTTTTTATTGATATAACGCTGTATTTCGTAGTTGATTTGATGTTCAACATTCCGTTTTTTTCAAATTGTTTTAGCCATCTCCATACAGAACCGCTGTTCACTTGATGTTCACGTTTCACGCCTTCGTTCATCTCAGATGTGATAGCATCGCGCCCTGTGACGAATTCTCCGCTGTTCACTTGTATCTCTTTTCCATTAAAAAGTATCTTGCGATTCTCATGACTCGCTTTCATCAAACACAAGCTCCATAATTTATACATATAAGGATTGGTCCAAACGAATGAATTCATCACTTTTCGATGTAATTTGACATATCCTGTGTTCATTCGTATTTCTCCTCTAGAAAAGCAAGGGAGAAAGCTCCCTCATTATTTGTTTAACGGCGGATTAGATGCATCAAATAATCCAGTTTGTACATCTTCATTTTCTTCAGATATAACCTCTGCTTCTTTTCTTTCAGGAATATCTTCTTCAACTTCTGTTTCAGCAATAATGCTGCCGTCTTCTTGAACCCTTTGGACTCTCTCATCCGATGTGGTGGCTTCTTGCATTTCGATGGACAAGATTCCCCATTTAGAAAGAAGATTTCTCAAAACAGTTTTTCGTGCCATTGCATTGTAATCAGATGCCCACACACCACTTAACTTTGTCTTATCGCGATCTTTATTGTTAGCAATCCGATGAGCTTCGATTTCTTGTTTGGTCCAATAGACAGTTTTTTTGAATCCATTCAGTAACTCGAAATAGCCAACATATCCAATGACTTCATCAGACGTTCTACCATTTGGATCAAACTCAAACTCTTCTGTCAGTCGGTTCCAGCTTTTTAGTTCTCCTTCGTAAACTTCGATCACATTTAATGCTTTGTATTTACCTGATCGTTGGGCTAATTGGATATATCCTTTATAGCCAAGCATGAATTGAGCTTTCTTTTCCCATTTTCCTGTTTGCTTGTTTTTACTATTGAATGGAACTAAATATGCATAACCTAAATTCTTATCTAGCCCAAGATTTAATGTTGCAGCAGTTAACGCACCACTCATGATAGACATCGGTTCACTATCTGCAAGATAACTGTCATTAGATACAAGAGTCATAACATTCGACATAAAAGCATTAGCATTGTCATGAAGTACTTCTTCAAATTTCTTTCTCATTGTTGGTGTATTCATTAGAGCTTTAAGCCCTAACTGTCCTGGTGCAACTTGTTTCTGTGGCTTTTCTGCCAATTGATTTTTTAACGATTCATTTGTTGCCATATTATTTGATCTCCTTTTCGGTTAGCCTTCTTGATTCAGTAACGTTATAAATCTCTTCATCATTTGCGACATCTGGATATTTCTCTGCTAGTTTCTTCGTGTTCATCCGTCTTGTACGAACAAGTTTCCAGCTGATAATGTTTCTTTGTGTGATACCGATACTGGCTTCACGTTTACCTAGCTCACTGATGATCTCGTTGTCTACTTGACGAATAGATGATTCAATTTCTTTTTTCGTCCGCTTGAGTTCTCTTTTTTGCTCGATAAGTTCATCAAAACGTGATGGTAGAGCTGTTTGATTTTCTTCTACATCTGCATATTTTTCTTTTAAGAAGTCAGCAGTCGCTCCACTTCCGTCAATTACAGGCTCGATACCTCCAAGAACGTTCGTTTCCCAAAACTCTACTAATTGTTCAGTGATTGTATCGATCAGCTCTTGATCTCGTTCAATCCGCTTCCAAATGAATTTTTGTCCACCGATCAAAACAGCGATATAACAATAGTCTTTGTTTAAAACGTTCATGTAATGCTGAACTTGACAGAGATAGCTAAGCGGTACCTCTTCACCTTCCCACTCTTTTCCGAGAAATTGATTGGCTGTTTTACATTCCAGAATGGCATTTTCTCCCACTACTTCCCGATCAATATTTGCTCTTAAAAATGGATGTAATGGATGTTCAAATACTTGGTTTCTTCTGCGTACTTTTTTGCCTGTACGTTCCTGAAACTCTTTAGCAACCACTTCTTCTAAAACATTACCCCAATAAGCTGGTTCGCTTTCTAAATCTTTCAATTCAATTTGACCCGTTTTCTCAAGCCACAATTGATAAGGAGATTTGTATTTGTTTAATCCAAGTACGGTTGCAACATCTGAGCCACCAATACCTCTTTTGCGGTCTTCGAGCCATTCTTGATGGCTCATTTCTAAGGTAGATTTACTCATCTTCATCCTCCTCATCAATTGGCGCTTCATATGGTGGTTTAGCATAATCAGGATCAGTTAAATAGTTGTCAAGATTTGCTAACTCGTTCATGTTTAACCTCTTTTCTGCTTGCTAACACGCAAAGCACAAGCATGGTAATTGCGAATAACAAGCCAAAGATTACATAACTTTTCGCTACAATCACTAACGTGAAAAATAAAATAATGAGTAGATCAATTGTTTTTTCATTCATCATTGAAATTCCCCCTTGAGAATACGAGTCATCACATCAGCTAAATCTTCCTTGTTATTAATAACAAAAGTATGATTTGAAGGTTGATTTTCTTCTTCATTTTTCGCTTGTTCGTAAGCATCCACAGCAATTCTACGCATAATATGTGCTGACAATGGGAGATTTTCATCTAAATGTTCTTCTTGCATAGCAAGACAAAGTAAAATTTCTGTTGTCTCACCATAAACGAGACTTTTAAGTTCCCCTTCTTTTTGGGCTGTACAAATAATAGAAACACCTTGCTTTTGGCATTCACGTTTCAATTCTTCGATAAGATTTTCAATTTTCTTATTCATGTGATAAAATCTCCTTAGGTATAATTTTTGGTTTGTGACTCATTGCTTTGGACGGCTGAGTCACTTTTTTATTTCTAACCACTTCTTCTGGCGTTCACGCCATTGTTCCCCTAGCAATCTAGGTTTCATTTCCTCGTGGTATTCCTGATTTAGTTTTCGCATCAAGTGTTGATGCTCTTGTAATGTCATTTGATCCCTCCTTTCGTTTATTGAATTTCTCCATTTCTATTTGATAAAATATTTCTATAGAAATGGAGGTGAAAACTATGGGAAAAAATCAACATGTTGTACCTAATTCCAATGGTGGTTGGAATGTCAAAGGTGCTGGAAATTCTAAAGCGACTGCACATACTAATACAAAATCAGAAGCAGTAAAAATCGCTAGAGAGATTTCTAAAAATCAAGGATCTGAGCTATTTATTCATGGCAGAGATGGAAAAATTCAAAGCCGTGATAGTCACGGAAACGATCCACACCCACCAAAAGGTTAATCATATTTAGGAGTTAATCGAATACGATAACCGTCAGCAGGAGTTGCATCGGTCAATGTAACTTCTGCTACTTTTTCCCCTTCTTCTGTTTCAATAATTAATCTTGTGTAATTGTTCTCATTCAAAATCCCTATTTTTGATTCTTCCTTCATGTCATCCCTCCTTCGTCTCTCGCCGTCACCACCTCCAAGAAGAGGAGTTGCCAAAATGAAGAAACGTGGACTTTGGCAAACTTGAAAGGAGAGCAGCAACTCCTCTTTTCGGAAGTGGCGAGTGTGTGATATAATATTATTGTTCTATGGTGCCCACTACTTGCTTGCCGGCTGTGTGGGCTTTTCTTTTTGTTCAATTATGGTTGCCACCACAGTAACTCCCCAATGTCTAGAACGTATTCTAGCCATTTCATCTGCTAATCTTTGAAGATTAGGTGTGCCATTCAAAGTGATTTTTGGCTTGTTACTCACAATCTCACCTCCATCAGTTTGTTTTCTTTTCACCTCTTAATAGAATTAACTTGAAAGCGAGGTGAATTGTTATGGGTAAAAATCAATGGGTATCTCCTAGAAATGGCAAATGGGCTGTACGTGGTGAAGGTAATTCCGAAGATACAAAACTATTTGATAATAAATCAGATGCTGTTGAGTATGGTAAAAAGATTTCTAAAAAACAGCAATCAGAGTTTATTGTCCAAAAAAAGAATGGACAAATACAATCAAAAGATAGTTTTGGAAACGATCCTATACCTCCACGTGATAAAGAACATTAATCATATCTAGGGGTCATTCGAACTCGAAAACCTTCGCATGATTCAATATCATTCGCCGTAATAACTGCGATTGTTTTCGGGTTCTGCTCGTCTGTTTCGACAACAATTTTTGTATATTCTTCAAGAGTCGGTACTTTTATATTCTTCTCTTCCACTATTCACACCTCCTAGCTGACTTGTTTTGTTTCACCTGTTATTGATTTCGGTTTTTCCGAATCAGGGTCTAAAAAAATATCGGAAACTCTAACACCCAATGCCTTAGCAATTTTTTCTAGAGTGGCGTACTTTCCGTTCCTCATTTTATCTACATCGTTTTCGTAAATAAATATTGTTCTTGATGTCACTTTGCTTTTCCTTGACAGTTCTTCTTTTGAATAACCCTTTAAAGCTCTTAATTGTCTCAATGTATATTTTTCTTTCTTCGCGGTATCCATATTTTATTCGCCTCCTCTCTTTAACTTTCTGACTAAATTATATACTTCGGTTTTTCCGAAGTCAAGTGCATATTTCAGTTTTCCTGAAATCGATTTCTATTTTGCGTAAATACTTCTTTAAAAACACTAAAATATTTTCTAAGAAACCTGTTACATTTTTTCCGAAACGGTGTTACAATTAACTCAAGGAGGTGTTACTATGTTCGCTGAAAATCTAAAGTTTCTTAGAGAAAAGTATAATATTGATCAACAAGAACTAGCCGAAAAACTAGGAAGAAAAAGTTCATCCTCAATAAGCGAATGGGAAAAAGGAAAATATACACCAAAATTAAAAACCTTAAATGAGATAGCTAAGATATTCAATGTTGATATAGATGATTTGATGAATATTGATTTATCTATATCTAATCAGATATATAATATCCTTCCTATATATAATCAGCTTAACGACGAAAATAAAGTTGCTACCTATGAATTTGCAAGTAATCGATTAGAAGAACAAAAACAAGAAAATGTCCTAGATTTTCCTAAAAAAGAAAAAATCCCAACTGTTCACAATTCGGCTTCGGCTGCCAATCCAACAGAACTTACTTACGGTGATACGGTTGTCGAAGAGGAAGAATTTGAGAGAGTTCCAAGTGCTGCTGACTTCGCAGTACCTATTATAGGCGATTCAATGGAACCTGTTATCAGGAATGGACAATTCGTATTCGTTAAAGAACAACCGGACGTAGAAGATGGGGAAATTGCTATTGTGGAATTAGGTGGTGACGGAGTTACATGTAAAGAGATATATAAAGATTACGAAAATCAAACAATCATTTTACGTTCTATAAACGACTTATACGAAGATAGAATTGTATCGCCAGAACAGATTAGAATTATCGGAAAAGTTGTATTTTAAAAAAATTCCCATGCCGGAGCCGTCAACTTCGGTAAGGGTTTATATGATTTTGACAATTATTTTATAAAAGAAGCGAGGCGTTTTGAATGGGAGTACTATTGTTTTTAGTTGGAATAGTTTTAATAATTATGGGTAGTAGCAAATTATCTGAAGCTAAAAAATTAAAAGATAAAACTTCTGCCTTAGAGAGTAAGGTAAAGGAATATTCTCAAGAATTAAATGCTAGGGAAACGTTTATATCTGAAAAAGAGAAAAACATAAGTAAATTGAATAAAAACTTGTCAACGCTAGAAAACAAAATTGATATTCTTAATGCTGAAAGCCAGCGGTTAGACGATGAAATTAATCAAAAATATGACACATCTCTGGTCACTATCTATAAATCAGTAATTATTCCGAATATAGATGAAACTTCTTCATCCGAAATAAAAAACAAACTTTCTTTATTAAAGATTAAAGAAAAGGATTTTATTTTAGACGGTGCAATTAATATTCCTTCTTATTTGAATAATAGAGAAGCTAATAATATTAAAAAGAAAATGCTTATACCATTAGAATCAGAAATAACTGGACTTCTCAATAAACTTACTATTTCTAACGTAGATTCAACTAGAGAAAAAATTATAAGAACTTTTGATAAAATAAACAAGCTTTTTAAAAACGATGAAGCAGAATTCAAAAAAGAATTACTTGAATTAAAACTTCAAGAATTAGAACTCAACTATTCATACATAGTTAAAGTTAACGATGAAAAAGAACAGCAAAAAGCAATAAAAGAACAAATGATTGAAGAAGAAAAGGTAAGACGTGAAATAGAACGTGAAAAGAAACGCATTGATAAAGAAGAACGACAGTTTAACTCAGAGATAACTAAGTTAATGGCATACATGCAAAAAGCTAGTGCTGATGTTGAAAAAGAACTCTATGCTGATAAAATTAAAGAACTGGAAGAGAAATTAAGAGAACTAGAAACTGTCAAAGAAGATGTATTGCAAAGAGAACTTAATACTAGAGCTGGCTATGTTTATGTCATCAGTAATATCGGATCTTTCGGTGAAGATGTCTATAAAATAGGAATGACTAGACGGTTAGAACCTATGGATAGAATTAAGGAACTTAGTAGCGCTTCTGTACCTTTTGAATTTGATGTTCATGCAATGATATTTTCAGAAGATGCACCAACATTAGAAAATCAACTACATTCGCATTTTAGAAAAAACGAAGTCAATAAAGTTAATCAACGAAAAGAATTCTTTAAAGTATCTCTTGATGAAATTGAAAAAGTTGTTTTAGAAAATTATAACGGAACTGTATCTTTTACTAAACTAGCTCAAGCTGAACAATACAGAAGATCATTAGAATTAACAGATGTGTAGTAAAAAGATTAGCCTTCGGGCTTTTCTTTTACAACGATAAGAACATACATTCGAAAGGAGATAACATGAAACGAGTAGCATTATATATGAGAGTATCAACTGAACAACAAGCCAAACATGGAGATAGTCTTAGAGAACAAAAAGAAACCCTCTATGAATATATCGAACAACACAAGGATTTGAAAGTAGTTAATGAATATGTAGACGGTGGTATTTCTGGTCAAAAAATAAATCGTGATGAATTTCAAAAACTATTACAAGATGTAAAAGAAAATAAAATAGATCTAATTTTATTTACAAAATTAGATAGATGGTTTAGAAATCTACGACATTATTTAAACACTCAAGAAATTTTAGAAAAACACAATGTTTCTTGGAATGCTGTTTCTCAACAATATTATGATACAACTACAGCGTATGGCAGAACTTTCATTGCACAAGTAATGAGTTTTGCTGAATTGGAAGCCCAAATTGATTCAGAACGCATCAAAGCTGTTATGGCAAATAAAATTGCACAAGGTGAAGTAGTAAGCGGGAAAACTCCGTTAGGCTACTCTATAGAAAATAAGAAATTAGTAATAAATGATGATGCTCCTATCGTGATAGATATATTCAACTACTTTCTTTCTAGTGGTAGTTTAAGAAAAACTGTTTATTATTTAGGCTCTCAGTATGGAATCGTTAGAGATTATCAAAGTGTTAAAAATATGTTGACGAACAAAAAATACATTGGTGAATTAAGAAATAATAAAAATTACTGTCCTCCTATTATTGATAAAAAACTTTTTTATGCTGTTCAAAAAGCCTTACCTAAAAATTTAAAAACAAATGCAAAACGTGATTACATTTTTAAAGGTTTATTAAAATGTTCTGACTGTCAGGGATCAGTAGCTGGTCAAACTATTAAAGCAAGATATAAGAAAAAAGACGGTACAGAATCTATATACGAAAGGACTTGTTATAGATGTGTAAAACGAAGAAATAATAAATTACGTTGCACAAATAAGCGCGCTTTTTACGAAAAAAATTTAGAACGTTATATTTTTGAAGCTACTAAACAAAAATTTGAACAAATACAAATAAACTATTCAAAAAAACAACCAAAGATTATTAAAAAGAAAAATAGTAAGAAAAATATTGAGAATAAATTAGATAGATTGAAGAAAGCCTACTTGAATGAAGTTATAGACTTAGAGGAATACAAAAAAGATCGAGAAGCTTTAATGAAAGAATTAAATGAAATTGAAGTAGAGCCAGCTAAAATAGATATAAAAAATGTCGAATTTATTCTATCAAAAGAATTCGATGAAATTTATAAAGAATCTTCGGAAGAAGAAAAAAATGCATTATGGCGTTCAATTATCGATAACATAATAGTATTTCCAGATGGCAATATAACAGTAAATTTCCTTATATAATTTATGTGTACTAACTTATATATTCCGGAAGGATGATTATGCGCTAAAACGATCCTTGCTGCACAATAACGTACAGCATAATGGAAAATTTCTCTAGGATGAGCGACTGACTGATTCAGCGAACCGATGAACACTGTTTTTTTTAAGATCACTTGATTCTTCGTGTCCAAATAAATACAAACCAAATGTTCTTGTTTGTGATCTTTCATTTCCAGAATCAATTGCTGGGCCAATTCGTAGCTGGTACGAACCGGTGGAGCCGCTCTTTCATGATCCGTCTGAATTCGTCGACCTAATTCGATCAAGGCTTTGATTTCGATTGCTTTCACGCGTCCTATCCCTCGAATCTCTTCTAACTCATGCAAAGTAGCCTGTCGTAAAGAGGCCAGTCCTCCAAACGTTTTTAACAGATTTCCAGCAATCGACATCACACTATAAGGGTGTTGACCGGTACGCAGTAAGATTGCCAAAAGCTCCTGATCCGATAAAGCTTCCGCGCCATAAATTTCCATACGTTCCCTTGGTAAAGAGCTAGTAGGTACTTCTTTGATCAATCGTTTTCCCAA